ACCTGTTAGCAGACGAATCAGTAGCATTTATAAAAGAATTATCAGTCGAGTTTGGCGTTGCGCCCGTATAATTTATTGTAATACCATAAGCATTAGCCGCAGTAGTTGTGCTATTTGTAAACCTTGCAGTCCAATCACCACCAGCACCATTGTTAAATAACTCATGATATGAAGCAGTAGAACTCAAGTAAGTGCCACTATTACTTGCTTTAAAGAAACCGCCAGAGGTTATTCTGGCTCGTTCTCCCCATGCAGAACCGTTATATGTCCAAAAGGCTAGATTGCTTGCGGCAGATGCAGTTTCAGAATAAATAATTCCAGTTTGGCTTGAACTGTCGTAGCCCAAACCAACACCTTTATTGCTTGCCGCGCCCTCACCAACTAAGCCAACATAATAAGCGTTGCCACTAAGGTTGCCACCTGTACCAACTGCTTTAAATCTAAAACTTCCGAGACTTGTAGTCCCCACACCCAAATTACCACTGGAATTCAGAGTCATCGCCTGAGTAAAGGTGATGTTATTCCCTGCTGTTCCTGTAGGTGCTGTGTACCATAAATGCTCACTATCTCCGCCACCAATAATATATCGAGCCGCTTTACTAGATGTTAAATATTCATAACTTCCACCACTATTTCTGTAGCCATTAGAAGCAATTGTTACTGATGTGGTTAAATCTTCAATACTTGTTGTGCTTCCAATTTGCAAAGCCCTAGATGCTGACCACCAAGTGCCTGGTGTAACGCCTAAACCTAAGTTAGTCCCATTAAATACCAACCCAGACCCAGTAGCCAATGCACTAGAACTAGATGCGTAAACCACACCGCCTGATGTGAATGATGTTAGGTTTGTACCGCCATTGGCAGTTGGTAAAGTTCCTGTCACTCCAGTTGTCAAAGGCAAACCAGTTGCATTAGTCAATGTTGCGCTTGTTGGAGTACCCAATACTGGTGTCACCAGTGTCGGAGAAGTCGCAAAGACAACAGAGCCTGTTCCTGTTTCATCAGTTAAAGCAGCCGCTAGGTTTGCACTTGATGGAGTGGCTAGAAAGGTTGCTACATTAGTTCCTAGACCTGACACACCTGTAGCAATAGGAAGACCTGTAGCGTTCGTTAAAGTTGCGCTAGTAGGTGTTCCAAGGATAGGTGTGACTAGGGTAGGAGAGGTGGCAAATACTGCTGAACCTGTGCCTGTCTCATCAGTCAAAGCACCTAAAAGGTTAGCAGAACTAAATGAACCCAAAGATGTTGCATTGCCAACAGAAGTGACTGCACCTGTTAAGTTAGCGTTAGTAGTGACATTACCCGCAGTCAGACCTGAAGCAGTGCCTGTGATGTTTGTTCCTACCAAAGCAGATGGAGTTCCAAGGGCAGGAGTAACCAAGGTTGGGCTATTGGCAAACACCAAAGCACCTGATCCTGTTTCGTCTGTTACGGCAGAAGCCAAGTTAGCAGATGATGGTGTACCCAAGAAAGTAGCTACACCAGTACCCAAACCACTTACGCCAGTTGAGATTGGCAATCCTGTGGCGTTTGTCAAAGTACCAGATGCAGGAGTTCCCAATGCGGGAGTCACCAAAGTGGGACTGTTTGACAGAACAACAGAACCTGTACCAGTAGAACTAGTTACACCAGTACCACCATTGGCAACAGGTAGAGTGCCTGTAATGTCGGCAGTAGAAAGACTTACTGCATCCCATGTAGCATTAGTGCCATCAGTCTGTAGATACTTATTTGCGTTACTTGTTTGGCTAGGCAATAGGTTATTCAGAGCCGCAGTAGCCGTAGAAGCACCCGTACCGCCATCAGCAACCGCTAAGTCTGTAATACCTGTAATCGTACCGCCCGTGATTGCGGCAGCAGAGTTATCTGTCTTAGTCGCAATGGCAGTAGCAATGTTGTTGTACTCAGTATCAATCTCTGTACCTCGCACGACCTTGAGTGGATCGCCAGGGGTAAGGTTATCCTTAGTGGCGAAATTCGTGCTCTTTGTATAATTAGACAATCTATTCTCCTTGTGTGAGTTTCATACTCACGAAATCTTGCCGTTCTTAGATTGAATTTCAATCTTCTGAATTGACAGTTGAGTGCCGTTGATAGTGGTTTCGTAACCTGTTTGAACAATTTTACCCGCACCAGAAGCATTTACATCTAGTGTCTTAATCAAGAGTCCACCTGAGTATTCTGCTGTGCCGTATTCAGCTAGGCCGTACTCATAGTTCTGTTGTTCAGGGATAAAAGCATTGCCCGATAGATAGTTGGCAGCAAAGTCAAAGCCCCATTTAATCGTGACAGTCTGGTTAGACCCACCAATGATGATTGTCTTGATTCGCTTGAGAATAGAAATTTGATTCTCATTACCAAGGTCTGCATGGTTAGTAAAGTAGCTCAATCGGTAAGTAGAAGTGTTATCTAAGAAACTTCCATACTTGCCAATAAAGCCACTCTTACCAATATACAGATCACCATTCCTGAGTGAGTACAGAGCAGTAGGCGTTATTGAGTCCCACTTGGTTACTCTAAAAGCACCATCTTGCAATTGCATTTTGGTATCAAAGCAAAAGACTTGTGCTGTTACTGGTAGGGTCAACAAGTAAAACGCATTCTTTTCTGAATAAACAGACTTCAGATTAGCCAGAGTCTCTACTGCCAAAGAAGACACTAGGTCAGAACGCACATTCTTGGACAAGTCTCTTAGGGGTGCAGACTTCTCTTGGATTGTCCTCATTAGTGAGCGAACACCTGAGTCCGACAAGAAGATCACATCAGTGCCAATTGACTGAATAGTGTCCCTAGCAATACACCCAATAGAGCCTACTGTGTCGCTTAGAACCAAAGATGCGGGGGTAGAAGCACCTGAGTAGACAAGAATCTGCCTCTTACCAAGGATAAAAAAGAAATCATTGTGAGCCGCTAGACCCATCACCTCATCCGCACCATTAGGCCATACACGGGAGACATCCAATGTTCCTGAAGTACCACCGCCCCATACATGACCTGCAATCAGGTCAGAGAAGCTGATAGTGACCTTATCTGTAGCAGTATTAGCCACCCACAAGCGACCAAAAGCAGAGATGGCAATGTTTGCCTGAGGAACAGTCCCCACATAGCCTGACTTCTCAGATACCCGTCTAAATGTTGTAGTACTGACAGCGGGGTCAAAGATAAGTGGATCGTGACCAGTTTGGAAGAAATAAGCGATGCCATTCAAAGATGCACACTGCCAATTACTTGCTGTAATGGTTGGAGCAGAACCCCCACCACCATAGGTCAACTCAGTCACCGCATTAGCAGTGCCAAGTTTGAATAACTTGTTATTTCCCGCAAACAGAACAGTCAAAGTGCCATCAGTTTGGACTAACTCATGGATAACACCCACATTGTTAGCACCCAAAGTGCCTGATGAAGCGTTAACAAGAGTAAAACCCTTGCGTGTTCCAATTCGACCAAACTGGTCAATTACGCAATTAGTTGCAACCAATGCAAAGCCAGACGCCAAATCTAATGGCGAGTCTTGCGAGTTCAGGCCGAAAAAGCCTGGTGCGCTAATGCTTTGACTTTGTAGAGGAGCTGCCATTAGACCGCCACAAAGTTATCTTCAGGGTAACGAGTGCTTTCCAATGCAATAGCGTCAGATAGCATTCCACGGAACAAAGCGTACGCTTCATTAGAAGCAGTGCCTCCATCCTCACCACGCTCAATCAAACTACGGGCATAGGCACTTTGAGTCACCAAGTAGTCCAATACCTTGACTGAAGTGCCATCAGAAGACAAATTAGCCTGTGGGATAGTCAAATCAAACTTCAGTGTATAGACTCCATCAGGAACAGGAAACAGGTCAATCTTTGTGTCTCCATTACCATCTACCCCGCTAAAGCAAAACTCACTAGGAATAGACTGTGAAGGTGTGCCAAAGTTTAACTTGCGGTTCATGTCCGCAGTAGTGGTGTTGTCTAAAGTTATAACACTGGTAGTGTTAATAGCATCATTGATACGAAACTTCTGACCCGCACCTGTTAAAGAGTAAGAACTTGTGGCACTAACAGTAGTAACTGTGATTGTCTGAGATAAAACATTCCAGTTATAGGAATCTTCAATTTGACGTTTAGCATCATTGACAAACTTACCAATCAATGCGGAATAGGAGGTTTCTGAGACTGTAGAAACATTAGTCTCACGCAAACGGGTGAGAACATCGTTAACAAGTTCTAAGTAGGTCATGTTCGTTGTGCTCCCTGAACCTCAAATGTGGCAATAAAACTGAAGGTACTACTCGCTTCAGTAGTAATCTGTAATCTGTCACCCTCTTCTAAAACGATGTATGCAACACCATCAAATTGAAGGTACTGCTTAGTAGTTAAATTGTAAGCAGTAAGGATGTCTAAAGTGGATGAAGCACTTGCGTCATACCATTGAACTGTGATGTGCTTTGTATTTGCACCAGTATTGTGGATATACATGACAGTAAACTTGGCGTAATAACCCGTAGGAACTGTATAAACAGTTGTCAGCGTATTTGCTGCTGGGCTAATTCCGACAGATACTGGTCTCACTTCATATT